TCCATATTACTCCCAACGATAAAAAACGTGCTTACCAATCGTACCAACCATCTGAAGGCTAGAAGCCCAGTATGGATTAACGTAAGTAGCGTGATAGTGAGTTGCACCTTCTGAGATGCCACGATATTGATCGTCAGCAAGTATTGAATACGCGATATATTGCGCTTCGTACCAGCTGTCCATATCTCGTGGTTTGTCAGCTTTACCATCGCAGTACCAAGAGAATTGGCAATCACTGCGGCCTGGTTTGTAACCGTCTTGCACCACACCGCAAATAGTAGCAGGATAGCGACGGTCTAGAGTTCGGTTGAGTACAACATCAGCAACTGCAGCTTTGTCTGCTAGATTGCTTCCACGTGCTTCGTAGTACACGTTTAGAGCTAAACAGGTGGCTTCTGTATCTTCAAAGACTTCATCTACACGGCTTGCAGTAGCATTACCAGCTACGGAAGTCAAACCTGTGATAAGCATTGATGCGATGACTGTTGTTGGAATAATGTTTTTCATTGGTTATACCTCATTTTGTATAAGACTATTATACATCATCTAAAAACAAATGTCAACCATTATTTAAGTTATTTAGCAAGTTTTTTATGCGCCATAACATAGTTTTTGTGCTTACATCATCAGTCCAGTAGCTTTCTGTTGAAGTTAAGTCTGTAAGTACTTCGCGCAACATTGAGTTCTCATCCCGCAGAGAATCATTATCTCTGCGGAACAAGTCTTTTTCTTTTTTAAGATGACCGATTTCTAGCTGAAGATGTTCAACCGTTCTTTCGTTTACCTTTAGTATTGCCATTATTCTTTACACCATATTTCTTTAAAAATGCGTAGTCACTAGCATATGCACGTTTGATAAAATCAATCTGCTCTTCAGTAAAGTCTTGGCGCGTGATTTCTTTTTTAGTAACGTTATGCATTGCGGTTATATCAAAGTAATCATTAACTTCTGATTTCAAAACAACTTTAATGTTTTCGAAATTCTCAGTATCAATGAATCTACATTGTGGATGAAAATGGTGTACCTGATGCCCAGACGTAATCTTATTCAAATTAGTAAAGAACAACTCGATCTTTTCTGGCTTTGATAAAGATGCGATATCCTTACCAAACGAATTAAAGACGTCTTTACCATAATCGGCGTATCGCTGGTCTTCAGTAAGATATACATTGATTAACGAAATAAATCTAGTAATAGGATCTGTGAAAATCATCAAAGGCGTTTTCTTTTCTTCGATAAACCGGTTATACATCCTTGTATCACGCATAACTTGTCTACGCAAAGGAAAGCTTTCTTTAATAGTAACTGAACAACTTCTTGGGACTTCAAACCAAAGTTTCTCGTTGTTATCTTCTAGATCATACATCAGAGGCCATTCAAGTTTTTGGCACCAATAACAAGAACAGTCATTGAACGCGTAGTCTTGATCGAGCTTAACTGACGGCAACAAGAAATCCTTAACAACTTGCATATCAAATATTTTTTGAGGAAGGTTTGCAACAGGGTATCTTTTAAGAATATGATCTTCATTACTATCTGGTGCAATGTTACCTTCGACAGGTTCTGTAGAATCTACAAATTTCTTATAGTCTGAATAACCGCCTTCAGTATGCCATTTAAAACTATCAAATGCGTGAGCGAAAGAATCTGCCTTTGTTTGGCGTTGAGCACTAGTGCCCATCCAAGCAAAATGCCATCCCATATCTTCTTGTACAACACCTTCATTAGTTGGAAAACGAATTGGTATAGCAATGTTACCACAACGAATATTACTAATTTTGCAGTGTTGTATTTGTTCTTTGGTAGCAACAAACATTGCACGTTTCCAAATAACAGGGCGGCCATCTTGATGATGAATACGCAAGTCAGCGCGTCCTTGTAAATATACTAATGGAATCTTGACGATAATATTAGGATGATTGTGCGCCATCCTAGCTAACCAGTGTATATGCTTAGGATCAATAATCTCATCAGCGTCACCATAGATGAACACATCACGCTTATCAAAATCTTTTAGGCCAGTCATTACAGCGTCTTTTTGCAGACGTTCGCGTACACGAGCTAATAGCGATTCTTTGTTCTTAGAATTATTACCAGCATTTCTTCTATCAATATCTAAGATTTCCAAGTCTTCAGTTTCTGGAATATCATGCTCGATATAGATAATCTTTTCAATAGGTAGACCAAGCTTACGAGCAACCTCGGGAAACTTTCGTTCCACGGGTTGCCCACTATGTGTCTTGTTCGATTCAACGATAATAAATTTATCTACGTGGTCCTTTAAAAGGTTTACACGCAATTTAAGCAGCTCTTCTCCATAAGGAGCGAACCAAGGGAAACAATCCACAACTTGCATATTAGCCTCTTCTTTCCAAAACGGTTAGTCCATTATTATTTGTTTTATGCATCTTGAACTTCCAATGAGGATTCGCAATTACAAAATCAATAACTGCTGGCAGCAATCCTTGCCCAGCCATAGCTTTACGATTAGGATTTTTAGCCCAATCAGCTTGTTCATCACGAACACCGTATGTATGAGTATCATGGAAAACCAGATATTTAGACGCGGCGTTACCGTGAATTTTTAGCTCCTCGCGCAATTGCTTTTGTGAATGCCAAGTATCAATAAAGAGCAAGTCTGTAGGATCAATGAGAATACCAAGTGTATTGCCCCGTACATAATCAACATCTTTGCCACACTTACGTGCCATATTAAACAATTGATCTAGAGGCTCGTGAATCTCTAAATCGTATGCCCTGAGTGATAATTGCTCACGCAAGAAAACCTTTGTACTAGATCCAAACCTGCTACCAAACTCAGTAACGTGTGTGCAATCTTTTGCCAATTTAGATAAATCATGCAAGTGCTCACTAATATCAGACGGAGTACTTAATTCGTCTTGATACTCTTTTTCAATAATTCTTTCCCAATCTTTCATATTCATACGTCTAACCACCTTCTATTTTCTAATGTCCACTTAACCACTTCAGCAATACGTTGTTGTACAGCAGTTGGTTCCCATCCCATTTTCTTCATGCGTTCACCGCTAAGTGCATAGCGAAGATCGTGACCTGGGCGTGAAGAATGGAAATCTTGCATTTGGTACTTCAATTCTTTACCTTGTGCATCAGCAATCATTTGTGCTAACTCTAAGTTAGATAACTCAGTTGCACCGCAGATATTAAACTTAGGACATTTAACACCGTTATTATTCTGTGTATCAAGAGTAAGATCTGATTTAAGCAAGAACAAAGTAGCGTCTGCAACGTCTTCAGCATGAATATAATGACGTGAACCGGCAATTGTTTTTGTTTCATCAGAGTGAATTGTTACCATACCACCATCTCGTACATTACGAATAGTCATAGGGATAAACTTCTCAGGATGTTGACGCTCACCAAATACGTTCATAGTATGTGTAATATAGATAGGCATGTTATATGTGTTTTGATATGCTACACAAAGCTCTTCAGCACCTGCTTTAGAAGCTGAATAAGGATTGGTTGAATTGTAACGATCGTATTCGTCGTAGTTAACACCTTCTGGTGCAGGACCAAATACTTCGTCTGTTGAGAAATACAAGAAACGTTCTAGATTAGTTTGCTTACGCGCAAATTCTAAGATATTACACGTACCAACAACGTTATCCATTACAAATTCCATTGGGAAGTCAATAGACCGATCAACGTGAGAACCTGCTGCTAAGTGAGCAATAACATCAATTGGACCAATATCTGCAACGAGCATTGGATTGAATTCTGCTTTTAAGTCATGAAAGATTGTACGTAAACGCTTGCGTTCTTCTGCTGTTCTTTCTTGCAAAAGATCGTGCAGTCGATTAAGATTTCCACTGTAATCTAAACGATCTACAGTAACAATTTCCCAATCAGTGGTTTTTAGTACTTGGTTGATTAAGTGGTGAGCAATAAAGCCTCCGCCACCTGTAATAAGGATTCTCTTCGTCATAATATCTCCGTCATCAAAAACATGTTATAATGGCAATCACTTGTTAACAGAGGTGATTGCCGTATTGTGTTTATTTATTTACTTTAGCCAACCAATTTTTTCGCCGGCTTTAATACGGCGTTCTGCTTCTGCTCTTGATCCAGGATAACGTGTAGCCCAACCAATAATCAATGCGAACGTGATACCCATATAAATTGTAGCTTTTACGTTAGCAACTGTAAGGAAAAATACCACAAGGGAAGAAGTCATGACTGCTACCATAAGATATTTTGCCGCTGTTGGGTATACTCGATATGTTGACCAGTTTTTAATAAACGGGCCGAATCGTGGATGATTCATAATCCAAGCATGAAATCTTGGACTTGATTTTGCAAAACAAAATGTTGCACCAAGAATTGGAGTACTCCAAGGTAGCCCAGGAATTAATACTCCAAGATAAGCTACACCTACAAGAAGAACTCCCAGTGTGAGCCAAAACGCTTTTTTAATTTTATTCATTCTATATTTCCTTTAACTTCATTTTAAAACTTCTTTCAATGCCTCTACTAACTGTATCATCATTACGTCGTTGTGGAATGGTGTAGGAGCAATTCTTAGTCTTTCAGATCCGGCAGCAACGGTTGGCGAGTTAATCGCTTGAATGTATATGCCATACTCATTTAAAAGACGATCACTTGCGGTTTTACATTTAAACGCATCATTTACCATTACAGGAACAATATGAGTACATGAGCTTTCATGGACTAGTATATCAGCTTCAGCTAACATTTCTTTTAGCTTTGTTGCACGTTCTTGATGCTTATCTCTTAGTTGAGGATTGTCACGGAGATATCTGATAGATGCCAAGGCTCCGGCACAAATGACCGGACTAGTTGATGTGGTGAATATAAACCCACTAGCAACACACCTAACAGCATCAATAATATTAGTATTCCCGACAATATACCCGCCTTGAACGCCGAACGCTTTACCCAACGTACCATTGATTATATCAACCCTATCTGATAATCCTAGTTTTTCAATCCAACCAGCACCCTGTTCACCGTATAGACCAACAGCATGAACTTCATCAATATAAGTAATTGCGTCATATTTATCTGCAAGATCACAGATAGCTTCCATTGGACTAATATCACCGTCCATAGAATAAACAGACTCAAATACAACACAAGGAATATGTTTTGCTTTTACTGCAGCTTTAAGTTGTGCTTCTAAATCATATAAGTTATTATGTTCAAAAACTTTTTTAGCAGCACGACTATGCGACATACCAACAATTAATGAAGCATGGTTTTTACTATCAGAAATAAAACAAATGTTTGGAATAATTTTACTTAGAGCAATAAGAGCCCATTCATTAGCAACGTAAGCACTTGTAAATAACAAAGATGCTGGTTTACTATGCAGACTAGCAAGCTCTCTTTCAAGTGTTACGTGGTATTGTGAAGTTCCGCCGATATTTCGAGTACCACCAGAACCAGAGCCAGATTGATCTAGCGCAGTGTGCATAGCACTAATTACATATTCGTTTTGACCCATACCAAGATAGTCATTTGAACACCAGTTTACGATGTTCTTAGGAGCATATTTGCCATACCATATAGCTTCGGGAAAGGCTCCACGTTCTCTAAGAATGTCGTTAAATACTCTATAACGACCATCTACTTGAAAATCTTTTACTACGGCATCAAAATATTTTTCATACATTATAACGAGAATCCTGTGAATGTGTCTTTATCGACATCTTGTTTTGTACCACCTTGAACATAAGAAGTGATTTCTGTTTCTTGTGGAGCTACTTGAACGTCAGCTCCTGAAATCCACTTTTGTGTCCACGGTAACGGATTAGATTTAATAGTGTAAGGTGAAGTAAGTTTTACGTTAGTCATACGACGTGTCGCAATGAATTCAATATATTGAGAAAGTAACTCAGTATTTAAACCAATCATAGATCCGTCTTTAAATAGGTATTCAGCCCATTCTTTTTCTTGATCAACTGCATCAACAAACATCTGAGTACATTCATCGCGTGTTTCTTCTTCAATCTTCACAAAATCAGGATCTTCTTGCTTAAGCAATTTTAGCATCATTTGAGTAGATGCAAGGTGCAAGTTTTCATCACGAGCAATAAGCTTAATGATCTTAGCGTTACCTTCCATTTTCTTTAATTCTGCAAACGCCCACGAACAAGCAAACGAAACATAAAAACGTACACCCTCAAGAATATTAACACTCATTAGTGTAAGATATAGAAGTTTCTTTAATTCGTAAAGATCAATTACAACTTTTTTACCATTAACTGTATGAGTACCAAGACCTAAAAGATTATAGTAACCAGCTTTCTCAATAAGATCATCGTAGTAACCTGAGATAGAATCAGCGCAGTCTACAATTTCTGGCACATCAAGCATTCCGTCAAAGATCTTAGATGGATTAGAATAGATGTTACGAATGATGTGAGTGTAAGAACGACTATGAATAGTTTCAGAGAACGTCCAAGTAATGATCCAATTTTCAAGTTCAGGCAACGAAACAATAGAACCAAAGGCTTCAGCTGGAGCCCGTCCTTGAACACTATCTAACAGAATCTGACGTTTCAAGTTAGAAGTAAAGATGTGCTGTTCATGTTCTGTTAGTGCTTTAAAGTCTTTTGCATCTTGGTAGATGTCAACTTCTTCTGGACGCCAAAAGAAGCCTAGTTGTTTATCAGTCAGTTGATCAAACTGCTTGTACTTTAGTGTATCATAACGTTGAATGGTTGGCCCACCAGTTGGATCCAAAAAGGACGCAACTGAAGTATGGTCAACGCGGTTATTCACATCAAAAACGCTCATCTAAATTTTCCTTTGAATTCTATTTCTTGTATTATATTATCATCATTTAGCTGAACTGTCAACATTTAAATTGTACAACTTTCGCAATCATCCTCATCTAATTCGCCCTGAGGCAAGTCAGTCATTTTGTCTGTATCAAGTTCACCTTGACCATCGAATGTGTTGAAGTAGTAAAGTTGCTTACCACCGTATTTATAGAACATTAGCAAGTGCTGTAGAAGAACACTCATTGGAATCTTTTCATCTTCAAAGTATACTGGATTGTAACTTGTATTAACTGAGATACCTTGATCGATATACTTCTGCAATACTGCCATAATCTTTAAATAACCTTCAGGAGACTTTTGATCCCATAGTAAATCATATTTGTTTTTAAGCCTACGATACTCTGGCACAACCTGTTTAAGAACGCCGTGCTTACTTTGTTTAACACTAATAAGACTACGTGGTGGTTCAATACCGTTAGTAGCGTTTGCAATCTGCGCAGATGTTTCACTAGGCATAAGAGCCATAAGAGTAGAGTTACGAATACCCGTAGCCTTAAGCTGCTTGCGTAGACCTTTCCAATCCATACGTTCTTTATGCTTAACCAATTCGTCAAGATCTTTTTTGTATGTTTGGTTAGGAGTAATGCCTTGTCCGTATTTAGTTTCATCAGCACCTGAAATGCTACCGAACTCAATAGCAAGATCTGCTGAAGCTTTAATAAGATAGTATGACCACGCTTCTGCGTATTCATCGATGAGTTCTAAGCCCTCTGGAGTGATATCTTGATAGCTTAAATCATGCTTGGCAATCCAATAGGCAAAGTTAATAATGCCCACTCCAATAGGTCTACGCTTCATAGTCGACAGTTCTGCAGCAATTACAGGGTAGTTTTGATAGCTTAATAGAGCATCCAATCCGCGAACTGCAAGGTTACAACACTTCTCAAAATCAGCAGGAGTTTTAATATTACCCCAGTTAATAGCTGAAAGAGTACATAGACTAATCTCACCTTCAGTATCATTAATATCGTTCAAAGGCTTAGTTGGCAATGTAATTTCTGCGCACAAGTTACTTTGACGAATAGGAGCAAGTTCTGGCAAGAATGAACCATGATCGTTTGCATTATCTACGTTTTGCAGATAGATACGACCAGTGTTTTTACGCTCATCCATAAAGGAACTAAACAACGATGCAGCTTTGATTGTTTTCTTACGTAGTCTTGTATTACGTTCTGCCTTTTCATATAGTTCACGGAAAAGATCTTGATTCGCATAGAACGCGTCGTACAAGCCTGGAACATCGCTTGGTGAAAACAGAGTGATATCACCACCAGTAATTAGACGTTCATACATCAACTTATTAAACTGTACACCGTAATCCATATGACGAACACGATTATCTTCGGTACCTTTATTGTTTTTCAGTACAAGAAGATCTTCTGCTTCAAAGTGCCAGATAGGATAATAGATTGTTCCAGCACCACCACGTACACCACCTTGTGAACATGATTTAATAGCTGTTTGAAAGTGCTTATAAAATGGAATAACACCAGTGTGATAAGCATCGCCTTTACGGATAGGAGTACCAACTGCGCGAATTGATCCTGCGCCAATACCAATACCAGCCTTTTGGCTTACATATTTTACAACGGCAGATGCAGTAGCGCTAATGCTGTCAAGAGAATCGCCAGTTTCAATAAGAACACAGCTACTGAATTGACGTTGAGGCGTACGAACACCAGCCATAACAGGAGTTGGCAAACTAATGTCGTGTAGAGAAATAGCATCGTAATAATCCTTTACATATTGCAGTCTAGTTTCTACTGGATAGTTATGGAACAGTGTAGCTGCAATAAGAATATAACACATCTGAGGTGTTTCAAAGATCTCACCACTAACACGGTTTTGAACCAGATATTTGCCACGAAGCTGTTCCATAGCAACATAAGTTAAGTGTTCATCTCGTTCGTGCTTAACGAAACCATTGATCTTATCCCACTCATCAGAAGAATAGTATGCACTTAGTTCAGGATCATAGAATCCACGAGTAGTATTTTGAATCACTAAATCATGTACGTGAATAGGCTCGTACCCATCATATACTTCTTTACGCAACGCGTAGTTAATCAAACGACCACCAACAAACTGATAGTTTGGAGTGTCTTCGTTAATAAGATCAGCTGCTGCTTTAATTAGTGTTTCTTGGATTTCAGAAGTCTGCATTCCATTGTAAAATTGGATTTGACTTTGAATTTCTATTTCAGATGGGCTAACGCCAGTAATACCTTCACATGCATGGAATACAACTTTATGAAGCTTTTCAACATCAATTAGTTCCTTTGTTCCATCTCGCTTCGTAACTTGAATCATACTCTTTCCTTATAATATATCTATATCTGGTTCTTTATTTATATTGCCATTACAGCTTTAATTGTATCATGATGCAAGTATTTTGTCAACACAAATTTACTTACTGAATCAAGAGGATAATCGTCTTGCAATGATAACTTGAACGATTTATCAATATTTAGTTCTGGTGCTGGGTATGGAGCTCGCGACAACTGTTCGTTTACTTGCTCAATATGATTATTGTAAATATGAGCATCGCCAATGCTATGAACCAATTCACCTACTTCTAAACCACACTCTCGTGCTATGATATGGGTAAGCAAAGCATATGACGCGATATTAAACGGTACACCAAGAAAAGCATCTGCGCTTCGTTGATATAGTGAACAGCTCAATTCTCCATCATACACTCTGAATTGACTCATAACGTGGCAAGGTGGAAGCGCCATTTTATCTGTTTGGTTAGGATTCCATGCACTTAAAATCAATCTACGACTATTTGGATTAGTTTTAATCTCGTTTATTAACCATTTGATTTGATCAACACTCTCAGGAATTCCAGGGAAGTACTCACCAATTTTACCGAATGATCTCCACTGATGACCATAAACAGGTCCAAGCTCTTTGCGCACAAAGGAATTGTAATAGCCAAGTTCTTTGCCTTGGTTATCTGCGTTATCAGTCCAAATAGTTTTCTTGCCTTGCAACTCTAAAGTACTTTTACCGTACGTAAGTTCAGCTAAACGGCGTTCGTCAGTACTACCTTCGAGGAACCACAGTAGTTCTCCAACAACTGATTTCCACGCAAGTTTCTTTGTAGTTACTGCAGGAAAACCATCTTGCAAATTAAACCGCATCTGATGGCCAAAAATAGAACGTGTACCAGTTCCAGTACGATTATCTACGTCTTTGCCTGATTCCATAATGACGCGTAGTAATCTTTCATAATCAAACATTATTTTTCTTCCATTTTGTAATTGTTCCAAAGTCTTTATCATCAATATCAGCTGGATAAAACATTTTTTCAATTTGTGTCCTTGGCAAACGAACATCGCAATCGTGAAAACCACCAACGTTATTCAACCAAAGTTCATCAATATAAAATAGCATGCTATTAATTAACTGTGCACCACCAATAATCCAGATATCTTGTGCTGGTAATTCGTGATTTGATCCGCTTGGAAGGATTGAGATTAATTCTTCCATAGTTACTACAACAGAACCAAGAGATTCCTCACTCAGTTTGTTTGTAGTAACGATTACGTTTAAACGATTCGGTAGTGGTTTAAGTGAAGGAGGTAAACTTTCCCAAGTATGACGCCCCATAATAACGGTTTGCCCATCAGTACACGCTTTAAACCATCGCAAATCATCACTGTTTTTGGCCCACGGTAAATCACCGTCTTTGCCAATTCCCCACGCATCATCGTGCGCTAATATGCCTCTAATCAAGTTCTTCTCCATGACTGAAATTTTAATTCGGCTTGTAAGCCTTTATAAGTATGATCTTCAATAAGTTTTTCTACGTTTAATCCAGCAAGGTGCATATCATTAATATCTTTGCCTGGAAGATTTTCTGGCCATATACAAATGCTATAGCCGTTTTTAATTACTTTTTCCATACGCTTGTGGATTTCTTTATTACGCGGTTCTGAATCAAAAACATATATCGCATTTTCATTTGCTGAGTTACCATTGCCCTCTGCACCATTCATAGAAATAGCATTTTCAAGAAACATACTATCGAGAGCACCTTCGACAATATAATATGGATGTTGAAGATTAACTTTGTCTAAGCCAAATATCTTTGGACGTTCATCAAACATTATAGTTATATATCTGATTCCCTTAGGATTAAACCCACGAGCTGATACACCAAAGATCTTGCCGTTTTCATCAAGGAAAGGAATTACTAGTCTTGGTTCGTCTTTACCAATTTTTGCTGGATCAAATTTGTTTGGGATGATTTCGTTAATCCATGTCATAAAGTGACGAGCATAGAATAGACGATAGTGATGTGCTGGCGGGATTTGACGCTTAGTGATATATTTCTTTATGGGATGCTCGTGTGAAAGCTGGCTGATCTTTTTAAGCTTCTTAAGAGGATCATTTGATTTAGTAAACACTGGAGCTTTTGTTTTAAACGCTTCGTCTGGAGCTTCTTTCTTAGTATCTTTAGTAGACGTATTTGCTACAGATATAAACTTCTCAGCAATATAGTCGTTATACAATAAAGGATCGACTGTTTTTAGAAAGTTATTGAAGCTATGAGATGCACCGCAGTTGTGGCAATAATAAGAAAACTTGTTGTCACGTTCTAGTAACCAACCACGAGCCTTTGAACGAGACTTTTGAGAGTCACCGCACAATGGGCAGCGAAAGTTGATTTTGTATGGAGCGGTATGTCGTATTTTGAAGTGATCAAGACGACCAGAAAGCATCTGTGCGTATTGTATATCAATAAATTCTGCCATATTATAAAGTTTTCCACTAGATCATTATATAAGATCCATTATAACCTATAAAGTCTACAATGTCAACATATATTTTGCGTTACATTACAAAGGATATTAGATCTATTATATACTAATCTAGTGAAGGTGTCAACTTAAAAAAGGCCTGTCCATTTAATATTTGCAGCAACAAAGATAGCTACAGCACCAATACCAGCGATGTACCACTTCCACTGCTCTAGGAGTTTAATGCGGTCATCTATCTTAGATAAGCGAAGGTCTAGTGCGCCATTCATCTTTCCAAGCTGTAGCATTATTTCTTCATTTCGTTCTTTACGGTTTTGGTTAGTTTCTTTTGCCACTCTTTGGTGGTCAGCATAAGCAGACTCTCGCATTTCTTCTAAACGGACGCCGATTGCTTGAAAGCGAAGCACATCTTCTTCTTTGTGCTCTCCCATACGCCTTTCCATGTAATCTATTTTAGCTGAGACGGCCTTTGCAGCTTCATCTTGCACCGCAACGGCCTTTGAGATTGAATTCATAGTATCAAGGGCAGTATCGAACCTACCGAAAAATCTCTCAATTTGTTTGAGATCTTTCTTTATTAAAGCAACATCTGTTGTCAAGTTAATATCTTGATTTGCCACGTTTTCGTTCCTTATAATTGATAAAACCCCAATGTACGAATACTTGGGGTTTAATGTTATACATTAGTATCTGGTTATATTTATTCTTCCCAGACCCTCTCGTATAAAATAATTACTTGTTTTTGCTGTTTAATATATGCTTGAATATCTGCAAGGTTTAGTGCTATATCTTCATACCCCTTTGCAGTCAACGCAAATAAAACTTTGTCGTCTCTTAAATCTGTCATTACTTCTTCAAAGTTATCCGCAGTAACAATAATGAAATCTACATCTCTTAAAGTAAGTTGGTCTGGCTGTGATACTATAGGTTGTGGAGGGGTAACGTATTCAGTTTCAGTTATTATCTTGGCTGGTGGCTGTACTGGATTCGACGAGCACGCCGCTAGCGATAAGATCATCATAAATCCAAGGACATTCACTATTAAATGCTTTGCCATTCGTAGCACTCCTTTCATTTTCTGTCAAAGGTGCACCAGACTCTAGTTCAAAACACCTGAATGCTTTTACTGATGCTGTATTAATAACTCTTTCAACCAGGGCAGGTTTAGCAGCAGCAAGTGCGCCAATGTCATGCCGACCTAAACGATTTTGGAGTTGGTTTTTTTGTTCACGTATTGTGTTAAAGCTGCTTTGTAATGCTTCGAAATTTTCGCGTTGCGATTCGAAGTTAGCTTCCATCCGAGCAATAGTATCAATGTTCTTTTGATTAGCTTGCTCTATTTGCTCAACGTTTGCCGTGAGCTGTGCGTTGTACGCAGTTAATTCCATGATAGTAGCTTGAGTGGACTTATAATACAAAGCACCACCACCAGCTACTACCATGAGAATCATTCCGACATATAAAAATGAGGGCATAATAATATTAAAACGACTAGGTCGTCTTATTTACCTTTCTTCAAGAAAGCAGGCTTATCATCATCTTCGTCTTCATCTTCGTCTTCATCTTCTTCGCCTTCCACATCATCTTCGTCTTCATCTTCGTCGTCTTCATCTTCGTCAGCTTTCTTAGCTTCCATGATTTCAACGTACTTTTCTTCAAGACGGTTCTGGATACGTAATTCGATTTCTTCTGCAAATGCGTCCTTCATTTCTAATGGACGTCCTGCCATTGCTTCCGCAACAATTTTCTCTAAAGACATATTAATTCTCCTTTGTGATTAGTTTAATTCTGATGGATCTATTTATCAACCGAGTAACTTTGATTGTGTAGCTGGACCGACAATGCCGTCAGCAACCAAACCATTAAGCTTCTGCCATTTTTTAACACTTGTTTGTGTACCAAAGCCAAAGTCTCCATCAGCTGTAATACCAAGTGCTTTTTGCATTGCTGCAACATCATCACCCTTATCTCCTTTACGGAGGGTACGTAATGCAGTTGAAGCCTTAGTTGTTGTTTTAGGAACACTTGCTCCACCTAAGATAGCTTTAGCTGCTTCATAACGACGGTTACGGTCTTCTAAACCAATTGTACCACCATTAATAGCTTTTGTCAACCCTAGATTATCATCTCTATCAGCAAAACGTTCTAGTCTGTTTGTTTTCCAAAACCAGCATGCTGATTCCATAGCACCCTTAGGAGTTGCTACGTATTCTGCTGCTTCTTCTGTTCCGATTCCGATTGACTTTGCAAATGCTGCATAATTATTCCGGCCTGTAAGTTGCTTAATACCGCGGCCCCTAAATCTCCACCCATCCCCAGCGTTGGTGTTGCCAAGAGCGCCACGTTTAGATCTGAATTCATCTTGGTAGACATAGTTAGCAATCTTTTCAGGCTTGCGAGCATATTCTTTAGCATCTCTTTTTCCTTTTCCGAAGTATCGACCAAATACAGAATTCAGCGCTTTTTCGCTGTAATTTATATTCTCTTCTAATTTAGTAAAGTCTAATGATTCATGTGCACATTGCGCCATCATACCAGCAATACGATTAGCTGTATTGATCTCGTATTTTTCAAACATAGGAACTGCGGATTCATACCATGATTTGGCATCCTTGTTCTTTGGAATCATTGCACTGAATTGTTCTAGCGTAATCATTTTGGTACTCCCATAATATCTCTAAGTCTTTTCTTGTTTGTTGATTTGTTCTTGCTGGTCCATTTCTTTTGACCTGCTTTAGACATATGTCCTGCGTCCATGCCAGCAACATTGCCGCCACTAACGTTATTTGTTGGTTCTTCTTCTAATTCTGGCTTAGTGTTAATAACTGATTTTTTTTCATTTAACTCAATAAAAAGGTTGACATTCTCTGCAAGCATGGTATAATTGACATATCGGTCATTAAATATAGATAGAGACTCTTCTAATTGTTCTTCAGTTAAATCTTCAGTAAGCATTGATTCATCAGTAAACACTTTATATTCTTTGATTAGGAACAGCGCTGCAGCATATGATGCTATCTTAGAACTACCACCAGGTGCCTTTGCTAACAACTTCTTAAGATTCATAACCATAACATCAAAAAGGCCAAAAGCCTTTTTCTGCTTTGATGTACGTTCTTTTTTCTTTATTAGAACAGTACCACTTTTATCAATCACGCCTTCTTTAAAAGCATCCCACTTTTCAAATGGTGTAGCTAATCTACGGACGAATTGATATACTAAAAATAGATCGACGAACATGCGTCAAATTCCTTTGAGTAATATTGATATAGAATCATCAGAATCTATATTTTGTTTAGCTAAAACTACATCGTCATACTGAATAACCAGTGGCATGTAATTTAAGTATTCTACGAACGGCTTTAAACAATCGTGAAACTCATGGAGCTTCATGAAAAGCATATTTGTTGCTTCTGGACCAAAAACGTTATAGATAATAATCAAGTGATTCAGAATCAACCTTTCCTTAAGGTCTGCATCGTGCCTATATCTACCAAAAAGTTTTCGTAAATATTGGAATCGCTTTAAATCTTCCTCAAACTCTGAAATATCAGCGCATTGAGGATTGTCATAATGTTTCGATGCAAACAACAGAAAGGTTGATTCTGTTAATATCATATTATACTATATCTCTTATGCGTCTGCGACGATTGCATCTTCAACTGCTGTATCGCCAGTAACACCCAAGTCGCCAGCAGCAACTGCGGTTACTTTCATTGGTACTAGGCATTCAGCGTGGTGACGTGTACCATCTGTGTGGTATAACCACCAACCTGGACCAGTAATACCTTTTGCACGGTTAGCTGGAACAGCTGCCTCGGTAAGGTCAACGAAGATTGCGTTATCGCGATCGTTTGATTTGTTTGTGTTAGCTGCAGCATCTTCTAACCATGTTGGTACGGAAGCTAATGCGTCGGTCTTTCCCCATAGTGCCATTGTAATTCTCCTTAAGGTTTTTCTTATTGTTATTTATTAGTTTTTTCTGGTTTACTTCTAGCAGCTTCTTTAGCAGCTTTAAGCCTTGCTGCAGCCGCTGTAATTCTAGTCCGGTCTGCAGCTTTCTTAGCAACTGCAGCTTTCTTAGCTTTAATCTTATTATCAAACTTGTCCGCTTTCGCGTCAGCAGCATCTGCTCTACCAGAAACAGAAACTCGGTTAGCAGCCTTTTTAGCAAGACGAGCAGAACCTACAACAGCTTTAGCTCCAAGCTTAAATGCACCACCGATTGCCTTACCGATCAACTCGTTAATTTCTTCTTCAGTCATATTTTCTAGTTGATCTAGAGAAATATTGTTTTCATTAATATACTGCGCTGTTAAATCATTAGTTTCAGATTCACTATATGATTTTAGTCTAGCAGCGTTTTCAGCTCGTTTTTTCACAAGATCTGCTTCGTATTCAGCAGAACGTTTTTCTCTATGTTTAGCAAGAGCATCACCTGATAGCTTGTTAGATAAGTGTGCTTTACCACCACTATTGTTGCCACTCTTGCCACCGTTATAAGCGCCAGCTTTAGCCGCTTGGTCTGATGCACTTGATCTAGCTTCATCTAAAGATTCATTGCGCTTAGACTTTTGATATTCGTTGTACTCTTTACGCTTCTTGTCGTTAGCTGCTTTTTCTTCTGGAGTCATGTCTGAAACTTTCTTAGCTTCATCAAGACCCATGCCAGCTTTAACTTTCTTTTGACCAAACTTAATACGTAGAAGATCTGAGATAGCGCCTTGTTTGTCGTATGACTTTAAGTCTACAGCACCACGTTGTGCTTGCCCGACCATCTTACGCAAATCAGCAATAGATTTCTTCTTTAGTAATAGATACTCTTTATAAACATCACTAGATTTATCAGCCATAGCTTCTTCAAGGTCTACACTTTCGTAACCCATCTTCTTGCGCCATTGCTTATTAATAGATGTACCTTTAGGTTTAGCTTTCTTGTCAGCTTTTTCTTTATCAATAACACTAAGAGCTAAATGCTTTTTGGCAGCACCTGGATCATTCTTCTTATTCATATCATTGCGCTGTTGGGCTTTTTTAGCTCTATAATCACTAACTTTTTTACCACGACCGAAACCAAACGACTTTCCAAGTTTTGTCTTTGGTCCGTCTTGCTCAAGACCTTCTTCAACTGATTCAGAAGCGTCTTTAAAGTCTTTGTCAGTAGGAGCACCTTCAGATCCTGGCTTCTTCATCTTTTCTTTAGAACCATTCTTAATGCGCTTACGTTTAGCGTGAATGTTAGCCCAGAGACCGCCTTCATCAAGATCTTCTTTCATACCTTTCATAAAATCAGCAACATCTTTAACTGGCATTTTAATTTTTTTAGCAATCTCGGCAGCAGACATACCTTTGTTTACCATATCATGGAAGTCTTTCATCTTACCTTCAGTAAGATCTTGCGACTCATGCATATGCTTTTTGTTCTTGTTTCTATAATCGCTTACTGCTTTGTCAGCGGCACGTTCATTACCGCCACGACCTTTAGAGTAATTATCTTGATAAACTTGAGCTTCGCCAGCGGCATGCTCGGGCTTCTTATAAGATTTACCACCAAGATAAGAAGTCTTGCCTTCTTTATTCTTTAAGTGCGCTCGGTGTCCACCAAACTGAGATTTTTCAGAACTAGCTGTATAATCTTCTTTAACTGTTTTCTTGCTAGCGTTAACCGTTCCACAACTGCCTTCATCAACGTCGTGTTGACCACCACAGTGTTCGCAATCTGGACCGCATCCACATTTACCATCAGCATCAATTTTATTATCGCAGCAGCTACAATTTTCTTCGTTTAATCGTGCTTCTGTTATGTGAGTTGTAAACCGTTTCATTTAAGCTTGCCTTTTGTATTATTTAATGATATTTATAAAAAATGATTGCACTATTACCATTTTGCTTTGTCTGCCCAGTATGCAGCAGACATCTTGCCTTTTGCTATATTCTTGCCGTGACGAGCCTTAAATGACTTGCGCTTAGCTTTCATCTTATCAGACTCACCCTTTTTAGGATCACCTGCAGTTGAAGCACCTTGCTCACCAAAGCGAATAGTTTTTACTTTATCACCGTCTTTAGCAACAACAACGTGACTTTTAGTTTTATGCCCAGGCGTACGCTTGGCTTTATTAAAACCTTTAACACCAGCGTTATCTAAACGGGAATCTTTTTCTTCACAGAACGTTTTAAAGCTATCCATTACATTAAACCTTTTGTATCATGTACATTTGTACGGATTCAGTTGGGACGATTCCGCTTTTCCAAACCTTTGGTGCGATAAGAACACGCGGTCCTCTTAACTCTTTAACTACAAATATCAGTTTAGCTTCAGCAGGTGAATCGGTGTATTGCTTTTTAAGACGAACTTCATCGCCAGCTTTAATACCAGTTCCTTCAGAAACCGTACTATTAGGAGTATCCTTTTTTAATCTAGCTAATAGACGAGGTGTACCTTCATCGCCAGCACCACCTTCTTCTGTCTTTATTTGAGCACTAAACTTTTCAGTAGCTTCCATTAATTCAAACAATTCATAATGCTCTTCCATGGTATCTTCGTTAACACCCTTTTTCTTGAACATGCGGAAACGGCCATCAGTCTTTGGCTTATTGTTCTTATCCATTAACATATGAGGTCTAGCCATAACTCTTTGATCCTTAGTAGATGCTTCGTTAATGCTTTCATTCTTAGAAGATCCACCAGACATCATAGCCTTACGACGTTCTCTTTCTTTTTGTTTAACTTTTGGTAGAAGCTTACGAGCGATCTGTTCGATACGGCTCTTATTAATCTTTGCAATACGCTTCTCGATTACTTCTTTTTCACCTGGTGATAAATCAGCATATCGTTTATTTTTAGAAAACTTCTTTTTAAAGATATTAAGAGCAGCTTTGCGAGCACGCTTCTTTAATACATCTTGTGAAGCAGTTCTTTTAGCAGCTTTCTCTTTACCACGTTTGATTTTGAATCGTGCTTTTCTCATTGAAATTCCGCGCTTGCGTCGTTGCATGCGGCTTAAAACTTCGTCTAACTCTTCAACTTCTTCAGATAACGGATTAACCGCTTTAGCTACTTTATCCATAATTTCCTGTGCACTCGATTTAAGAGCTTTTGGCAGATTACTTGCAAATTTATTAAGATTGCCAGCAACTGCAAATTCGCGCATTTTAGTTCCAGACATACCAGCAGCACCTTCGCCATCGGGATCTCTTTGACCAGCAGAAACAACCTCAATAGAATCAAAGGTATAATCTTTGCCGTTATATTTGTTTAGCAATTCTTTATATTGGTCAACCCGATCTGAACCAGCAACCATCACCAAGTTCTTATATTTACCTTGTAAAGATTTTGCAATCAACATCAAGATTTTAAGAGGGGATTTTTTAACTACAGGACCAAATGCTTTAATAGCATATTTAATCTTATCATCATACGCAAGAGGATCTT